GCGTGTTGACTACGTTGTACCACTCACTCTTAGGGGCATATATCTGGAAATTAAATGTGCCCTTCCTGTCTCCGAATGTCGGATAGCCTGTCAGTGCGTCTGTGAGATCCAACGAGCCATCAGCACCAGGCACATCCACAAAGTAAGTGTTTACAGTAGGCGGTGTAATGATTGGTGCGGATGTGGGCAACAGATGATAATCACGAAAAGAGTGGTGAACACCGAATGTTACACCGTACCTCTCATTGTAAATATTACTCATGCGTTATATCTCCTTCTGTTGCTCACACTGTTGCCTAGCACTGCATTGACTCCAGGTGCTACTGCTTCTGCAAGCACTCCTGTATCAAGCACTACCTGTCTGTCTGCGATGTTAGGCAGATATCTCTGCAGGACATCCAGTATCTGCGCTTCAAGCAGTGAATTGCCGCCGCTGTGCGCTCCGCTGACCATCTCCGATATCTGACCCATCATGGACTGCATGCCGCCCTGCACGCTCTGAAACAGCATTGCGTTCAGCTTATTCACGCCAAGCAACATCTCGGGTCCTGCCTCACCGGCAATCAGATTTTCACCGTTGTAGCGTCCGAAAACAGTTCCCTTGGTGAACAGATACGGTGCGTTTTTCGCCTTTGCGAACTCTGAATTATGTCCGCTGTATGCGCCGTTCGTGATCTTGCCGGTGTCAGTGTTTACCTTCGGTTTGAAGATGAACGTATGCTCAGCAAGGCTTGTAAGGATTGACTGCACCTTCTCTTTTATCTTTGTTCCCAGATCGGACAGACCCGAAACAATCTTTGTGACGATGAACGAGCCAATGTTCTTCAGCGATGCCGCCATGCTAGTGATCTTTTCACGGATTGCGCCAACCATGCCGCTGAGTCCGTCTTTGATCTTGCTGATGTTGTTGGCTATGCCGTTCTTTATCTTCAGCAGGATATTCAGACCAATGTTAATCAGCGATGCGGAAACGCTTGTTACCTTGTCGCTTATCTGCGCTACCATGCCGCTGAATCCGTCTTTCACCTTGCTGATGAAGTCCGCAATTCCGCTGACAATCCAATCAAGAATAGATGTACCAACATCTGTTAATGCCTGGCTGTTACTGCCCACCCATCCTGTAACTGTAGAGATGAACGATACAAAGCCATTTAATACGTTGCTAATAAATGCCTTGATTCCTGTAACGATCCACGACAGGATGTTCTGCCCAACTGCAAGCAAGTCTCCGCTGTGCGAACTCACCCACCCTGTAATGGTGGATACCAGATTGCTGAAACCCTCGACAATGTTGCCCACAGCATTTACAATGCCATCTTTTATGTTGGTGAGGATCTCACCGCCCTTTTCCGCAAAGCTTGCCGCATTACTTGCGATCCAACCACCTATAGCGGACAGTATGCCGCCCAGTGCAGATGGTATCTGCGAAACAAGACCACCTAACGCAGACGGTATCTGTGAAACCAGACTGCCTATAGTCGCTAACAGTGTAGGCGCAACCGCTTTGATGGTATCCCAGATGGCTTTCAGCAATCCAGGCAATGCCGTTGCCAGTGCTTTGATAAGTGACCCTGCGGCAGAAAGCAAAGACGGCAGGATAGCCGTTACCAGTTCTGGAAGCTTCGCCGCTATAAGTGGTGCGGCTTGTCCGATGAAATCCGCTACACCTTCAAAAATTGCCTTGATTCTCGGAATAACTTGATTGATTAAACCGCCGCCGTCACCACTTCCGAAAAGCGATGACACAAGACCACTCATAGCCTGTTTAAGATCACCGCCACCTGCTATGGCTGTGAGGACATTCTGCCATGCCGCTTTGGTCGCATCAGCTGAACCTTGAATGGTTGTCATTGACTCTTTGGCGGTTGTTCCTGCAATCCCCTGCTGTTCCTGCACGGTCTGGATTGCTTCTATGATGTCTGCATATGAATCAATAGACAGGTCAGCATTTTTGCCCTGTTCCTTGCGGTACTTGTTTGCGTCCTTAATCAGACGCTCCATTTCTGACTTCGTACCACCATACCCTAATTTGCATTGTGTTAATCTGCATCTTCATTTTTAGGTTATAAATGCAGTTCAGACTATCGCTTCACCCTTTGCAGGGTGTCCTCTCACTTAGTCGTTCACGCTACCTTTACGCTTGCGCCCTGTCATCCTCCGCAGGAAGTCCAAGTCAATCAGAGAGGATTCACATTCTGCCCTTTATTTTTATGCGGCAGATGCCCCCATTGTGTTAAGGTTGTCGAGCATGGTGTAGTTCTGTTTCGCAAAACCTTGAAAACTCGCCTTTACAGAGTCAAAATCAGTGCCGAAAGTGTTTACATTGTCAGACATGGCACGCATGGCAACATCTGTGATATCTGCCGCCTTTTGTGTGTCACCGCCCAAAGATGAAATCAGCGATGCCGCAAAGCTTGTGGCTGTGTCCATGTACTCATTTGCAGACATTCCTGCTGTTTGATACGCATTATCTGCATATTTCATGATCTGCTTTGATGCGTTCTCACCAAACAGTTTCTGCACACCGCCAGACAGCTGTTCATATTCCGCATAACTGTCAAGCGCAGACTTGCCTATCACAGACACAGCCGCAGATGCCGCCGCACCGACAACACCAAAGGCTATGCCCCCTGCCTTGCCGATCTTGCCCAAGCCGCCTAAAATCTTGCCGCCCCATCCAGAACCGCTGTCTGCATTGTCAGCAATCTCTTTTACCTGGTTTTCGTACTCTGAGGAATCAAGGGTGATTTTTGCTACAAGATCAAATACATCCATATTTCACCCCTTGTTCAGTTTGTTAATTTTGTCTTTGATATGGTTCACAACTTCTGCCGCATCTTTCGTTTCCTGTTCCGTGTCCTGCGGCTTGCCGTTTATAAGGTCTGCATACCGCATCTGCATGGATGATCCACCGAACATCTTTGCCGTGTTAGCCGCTATTGCATACAGCGCATCCGTCACATAGATGCGGAAAGCATTTTCCTTTTGCTGTCTTTGGAAAAAGGCTATGCAATAATCCATCACATAGCCTTTTTCATAAAAATCTATTATATCCAGAGGGATGCTGTTGATCGCTTCTGTGTACTCTACTGCACCAACTGCATCAACAATGTAAAAAAATCCCTTACTGCTTCATTCTGTATCAGTTCCATGAACGACTTCAGATACTCGGAAACAGGGTATGAGTCGACATCTTCTGGCTCAACGAACGAACACAGTGCAAGAACCTCAAGCGTTTCATCTGGATGCTTGTCGAGCATTTCATCAAGCATTGCCATGAGGTTTCGCTGAACCTGTTCAGCCATCATCTGTCTCTGCTTTTCTCGGACAGCGTCAACTTCCTCTTGAGACATCCCTGCCTGTACCTCTGGCATACCTTCTGGCTTGCGTCTGCGGATGTTCATGATATCCGTGACGGTCAGCCAGTGTGCAACGCTCTTTCTGATCCTGTTTGTCTGCTTGATGAACTCGCTAGGTAAGCAGTTTGCAAGGTTTTTCATTTACTTCTCCCTCTTTATATATGTGTTACGCTCCAGTTGCTCCAGTTGCTCCTGTCGCCCCTTCTGCTTCTCCCTCTGCGGAATAGAACACCATCGGCACAACATCCTGCGCTGTGATCGAAACATGTCCTGTCAGTTCCACAGATACCTGTCCTTTGCCGTTCTTTGTGGTCTGGATCGAGAACCCAGAGGTGGACAGTGCGTTTTTCATCTGGATGGCAACCATGCCGCCATCAGCTCTGTCTCCAACCCACCAGATATCGCTGAAGTCAGTCTGTTGCAGTTCCGCTCTCGGCACGATCTTTGTAGCGTCCGTGCCGTCAATGTCAGCCGCACCCAGTGCAAGCTTGATAGATGCAGGACTCGTACCAAGAGATGTGAAGGACATTGTGCATGTCCAGGAATCCAGATGTTTCAGTTCCTTTACATTAACAGGGCAGTTGTCCACATCCTCACCAAGATCTGAATACTCGGCGGTACAGGATGCGTTAATGCCCCCAGTTGTTGCGCACACAATCGCTGAATCGGTTACAGTAGGATTAGCAGGATCAAAGCTTGTAAGCAGTATCCCTGCATCCATCTGCAATTCTTTGAACGTGTCCTGCGGAATAACGGTGAATCTCCCTGCCATTCCTTTGCTCCTTTCGTTAATCAGCGGTTAGGAATTCGCACTGGATCTGCACAACAATGCGTCTAATCATGTCATCTGAATCATCTGCCATGCGCTGTGCAAAAGGCGAACCCCTTGTAATGTATAAATAACCGCCGTCAATCGGTTTAATCAGATGCCCATATCCGATCTGACCAGATATGAGATTCTTTTTTTCTGTTATGTCTGCCCATGATGCCGACCTGTACCAGATGCTCCCTGTCATCGCCAACGGATGCCCTATGTTATCTGTCTGCACCTCATACGTGATGTAGGGAAACTCTGGCGCATCATCGCCTGTCGGTACTGTCTGTTCGTCATAGGCTTTCAGCCCAAAGCCGCTCCAAAACTGGTGTATCGCCTGTTCTTTGGTTAAACTCATTCGTCTTTATATCTCCAATGATAACCGCCGACCGTATTTACCTTGCCACGACAGCATTTACATATTGACGAAAAATCCGTTTTTGTATCTATTGCGGCTTCATGCGCTGTTAAATACTCAACTCCTGTCTCTATGCAAATAACCGTCTTCCCATTACATTTGGCACGTTCTTCCCTTGTCCATGATCTGCCCTTATTCCAAGCACGCTGACCGATATGGGAAAGCCTATTTTTTTCTATCTGTTCAGGTGTCATCTTTATGCCACGCCTTCCAGTCGGCTTCCCCTTTTTGGAAAGACTTATTTTTCTCCTTGTTTTTTCTGAACACGTATGCCCGGTTAAAGCCTTGCTGATTTTCGCTTTAATTTCATCCGTGAACTTATCCGTACCATTTCCGCCTTTTTCAATGTTGTACCCACGGTCTGGATTAAATGTTCCGTATTCTGCAATCAGTTCAACTTCAATCTTTTCGGCATCCTCCTTACTCAAGTTCATATACAATATATTGTGAGAAAAATTGTGCCATCCGTATTTTTGTATTGCCCGGTAAAAATAGTTGTTATTGATGTAGCCTTTCCCATTTCTCCACCTATGTTCTGGCTTTTGGCAAGTTATGCCAATATACCTTTTTCCATTGATGTTATTGGTATGGCAATACACGCAATAGTCTTTTTCCATGCTATCAATTTGTCGGTATAACGAACTCTTCCGCCGTTACCTGCCGCATGTCCAATCCTGCGCTTGCAGGAGTGTAGGAATCATCTCCATCAGAAGTCACTCTGAAGACTTTGCCATCTCTGACCCTGCGGAAGACATCGTGATAATCAAGCATGTTTGCCCTTGATATGGTCACGGTGTACAGGCTTGTCACGCCCTCTTTTGCCGCTCTTCGTGCTTCTATAGACGATGCAAACACAATAGCCGCATTGAAATGCGCACCCTCTGTCCATGTACGTGTATAGCCGCCCATGCCATCATCAACCGTGATCTTGTCGAGCATTACGCATTCTTCCATTGCTTCAGAAAGTAGACTCATCTTATCTTTCTCCACTTGTTAAGCCTTGATGCAAACTGTGCTTTCCACGGCTCGGAAACCGCCCCAGAACCGCCCGAAAGCGAACCCTTGAGGGAATAGCTGTATCCACCGAAAGATTCGCTCTGGTACGGTTTCTGCAAGTCTGCGCCATACTGTTCATTCCATGCGTTGATGTCATTCAGCAGGGTGATAAACTCTCTCGGCACAGCCATTGCCCACACTGCGCCAAAGAATGTCTCATCGTCCAGTTCGGTTGCAGGGTACTGGTGTACACCGTCATTGAAGACAGAACCAACGATTCTGAAATACTGACCATTCTGCAAAGAACCGTCCGCAACCATGTCAGCAAGGTTAATTTCACCGTTTTTGATGGTGAAATTGTCGTGGTGGATGGATGTTACAAACCAGTTGTTCAGTTCTTTGCACAGATCGGTCAGTGTCATCATGCTTTCTTCCTCGTTCGCTTTGGTTTTTCTGCTACTTCTGCGGATTTTTCCTCATCCATGCGGATTACAGGTGTGCCAAGCAGGTTTGTGTCACCTGCAAGGTACTCAATGCGATCCTTGGCAGGTTTATAACCATCTCTGGGATACGTATCGCCCACCGCATAGTGCTTGTTGTTATCAGCCAAGTCATAAAACTCAGTGATTACTTTCATTATTCACCCCTGCGCTTATGCGCTTCGATCAAGTGCTAGATACCGTGATGTTGGAGATACCATCCAGATACTCTGCCCACAGGGTCATGCCCATGAGTGCATAGGATTCGCCAACAGCGGTGTTATAGTTGCCCTGCGCATGGAAACCGATCAGATTGATTTCACCCTGCGTGGTGTAATTCAGACCAAGCCTTGCGAACTCGCTGTCACCCGGATCGATGTAGTACAGATCGATATTCTCGACAGGGGTTGCCAGTACCTTATTGCGTGCGATCTGCGCCGCCGGAAGCAGGAACAGGGTGGAATATCCCATGAAATCCTTGACATATGTCAGACCAAACTGGGTCTGCACGGTGATCTGAGCCGCTCCCAGATAGTCATAGAAGTCCAGAATGTTGGCAAAGCCTACAACCTCTGTGACATCTTTCTGGATGGTGGCAAACTTATTCAGAACAAGTCCCTGTGCCTTTGCCAGTGCCATCTGCCATGTAGCGGCAGTGTCTGTCAGTGACCCAGTGTTGAGGAAGGTGTAGAACTTGCCCAGAACCACGTTCTGAAGTTTGGTGAGGAATGCATCATCGCTCTTTTCAACTGCGATCGCCGCACCGTACTTCTCAACATCCTCGATCGGAACTGCTTTTGCATATTTCTCGATTGTGAGATCAGACTTAGCTGTCTCCACAATAGTTGCCTTGCTGTACGGAATTACCTCTCCGGGATCGACAGAACCGCTTTCAAGGGTTACATCTGCCGTATAAGATACAAGCTTTGTGCCGGGAGTTTTTCTGATCGGTCTGCTGATGCCCATGATGTTCCTGAGGGCATCCCAGTTGTCACCAAACCTGGTAACGAAGTCCAGTTCTCTTGCATTTACATTAGTGTACACATTGGGCAGTGAATCCCTCGGTGTGGTGAAGCTTTCAACATTTGTAACTGCCATAGTTTAGTTTCCTTTCGTAAGGTTTTCGGCAATGGCTCTCTGTCTTTCTTCAGCAGACATGATGTATCTGCCGTGTTCATCTTTCTTGTAGATGTCCTGCATCGACATCTTGCCAGTGCCTGTGTTGGTGGGCGGTGTACTTGTATCCGCTCCCTTTGTCGTTGTTGTCTGGATGAAATCAGACCATTCTGTCTGGGCGTTTTCTTTCGCCTTGTCCGCATCCTTGATCGCTCCCTGTTCATCCAGTTCGATTGCGTCAAGGTCTGTTACCCTCATCACAGCATCAATGCGCTTTTCAGATACGCCAATCTCCTTCAGCATTGCACGGTATGCCTTGTCCTTGGCGGCTTTTGTCTGTGCGGCTTCTGTCTCGGTCTTGAAAGCTTTGTATGCTTTCTCAACCTTCTCTTTTTCTTCCTTCATGGCGTTATACTTGACTTCCCAAGCACTGCCGCCGTTCTGGCTTTCCGCATCTTTCAAGCTTTTCAGTTCGTTCTGTACTCCAGGCAGCTTCTCAGCGTCTGCCTTGTACTGGTCACGTTGCTCTTTGAGTGCATCTACAGTCTCACTGTGCGCTGTGATGATCTCGTCAATCTTTTCATCCTCTATGCCCATTGCCTTGAGCATGCGTCTAGTTAATGACATCCAGGTATCTCCTTTACTTCGGTGTCTTTTCTCTGACATTTGTACCTCTATCTTCCTTTATAGGGCAAAGTGTAGTTCTTGTCAAATGTTCATACCACATATAGGCGATTGAGCGGTATTCTCTTCTCTTTTACTTTTCTTTTACTTCTCTTAGGTTTTTGTTTTTCATAACCTATGGTTTCTAAATTAAAAAACCTATGGTTTTCAAAATAAAAAACCAGTGGTTTTTAGCCACTGGTTAGTTAGAGTGCTAATGTATTCCTGTTAGTCTTTCATGTGTTCTTCGATCACGTTTTTGTATTCGTCCGCATGATCCTGCACCGCCCTTTTTAAGTAGTGGCTAGGTGTCATCCTGCGTGTTCCCAACTCGACATAGATAGCGTATTCGACATTTGTTCCGATACACATAGTATCTTCATCCGCAGGGGCATGGCTGATAGACCCACGCAGATTTCCTGTATCAACACGGCGTGGGTTGCTCTCAAGGTTAAGCTTGGCGTATGTCTCTGCCGCCATTCCTACAGCCTCAAGAGCCGTTTCTTTTTTGTCCTTCAGTTCGTTCAACAACTGTTCTACGTTGTTTGATTTCATCTCAAATGATACAGCCATTATTGCACCTTCCTG